CCAAAAGCATCCGTATAGTAAAGGTAGGTGGTCACGACATCCACCTACCTTTCTCATTAACTTATCATAGAAGATCTCAATTTACAGACTTTTTTTCATACTCTCCCGCATCATGTTGGATTGGAAACATATTTAACATGGAAACATATGATATTTTTAAATCAGAAGGCGGTTATAGAAAAACTTGTGCAAGGTAGGCAAATGGCAGTCATTGCCTACCAAATATTATAGGCGGGCCCGGCCACATCCGGTGCCCGCCTATCACTTGCTTCTCTTTCTCCTTCCCTTCCTGAATCCGTTTCCATATGGTCTCAAATTCATCCAACTTCGGGTCCGGGATGGGTAAGTGGACGGTCATGCGTTTGACTGCTTCAAATTCTTTTAGCAGTTCTTCATCTGTAAATTCTTCCAACTGTCCCCTTATCATAATTCGAAAAATCTCCCTCTCACAAATTATTGCAATCTTTTATGTATTATATTTTGTATTATATTATATAATACTATTTTATACGCAATTCGGTTAAAAAAATGGCTCTGGGATGCAAATCCCAGAGCCGCTTTGTCTACAGCCTGAGGGCCGAGGATTCTTCCCCTGCCCGATTTTTCTATAAACCCAATTTTTCAAATAATACTTTATTTCTTTTCTTCGAGTCATTTATCATTTTATCAAATGGTAGAACTTCAATGTAAGCATTGTATGAAGGATTGTTAAGGAAATACCCCAATCCGTCAGGTGTAGTATTAAATCCTCTCTGCCTTAATATCCTACTCAACCTTGAATTTTTTGATATAACATCACATACAGCATATAAATAAAATTTAGTATTTGGACTGGCCTTTATTGGACGCCCAGCTTTATCCTTTGCCTCTCCCGACATTATTTTATCCACATAATCAAGTAATTGAGTAATCGGATTTTCTGAGTCTGTATAGTCGTCTCTCATTGGACGCTTTAATTCGAATAATGTTATTGTATCAAAAATCGAACCATCATTCTCACTTTCAGAAACAGCAACTGGCCTATCTAGTACCATTATGTCAGTTCTTTCTTGTCTATTATCATTTGCAAATGGTATATCAGATGAAATGTAATTACTATATGCCAATTTTTCATCAATCAACCATAAATTGTGGTTGTCATATGGTTCTTCATCAGAATCTTTCCTCATAGGATAAATAAGGTTATGAATAAATTTTTCTTTTTGAAATTTCCCATCTTCCCCCTTTTTTATACCCATCTCAAGTAAATCAATTATAACCTTTCTATGAGCAATATATTCAGCTAATGTTGCCCCATTTGCTGCGTTCACTTTTTTCATTTGTTTCATAAAACGATGCTCATATTCTTCATTGTTAATGACACCCTTATTTAATTCATCTAACAATTTTTGATTCTGCTCTTTTAACTCAGAATCAAACTTTCTTTTAATTTTATGCAATTCCTCATCAAGCTTATCATCTGATAGATATGGTTTGATTTTCAGAATCTCATCTTTTTTATATTTCAAAAGATGCCTGTATTGCGGAGCCAGATTGGTTGCATAATTCTTTATTCGCTTCATTTTATTATCTGCAACTGGTTGTAGGTACTCACTCAAGTACTTACCAATCTCGATAAGGGCTGAATCCATTATCTGTTTCATTGAAATCTGATTTACATACGGTTCAGTAATTCCCGTACCATCTGGAATGTTAAAGGATAGTCGGTTCATATCCACATTTTCATCCAAATACTTACCTGTTAAAACTCCCAAATATAAAAATCCATTATCTTTATAGATTTTTTTATCTAAATCTATTACATACTGCTCCAATTCTTTTATGTCTACAACTCTATTATTAGCACACATAAAAAGCTTATTTCCACCGACCGATTTTTCCTCAGCCTTTACATGTAATAATTTAAAAGATTCCTCTCCTATTATTATCGTAACTTCATTATCTTCCGTTTTGATATTTTCATGGAAAAGATTATTAAGATTTAGTGTTTCTTCACCATCAATCAATTTAACAATTGGACATGTATCTGCAATAAAGTATATCAAGCAATGATGAATTATATGCATAGCAATTGTCATAGCATTTTTAGGGAGATAGTTTTTGTAAGGAGATAGGCAATCTACTAATTCTACAGTAGTTAAATTATCTTCTTGAGCATCGCAACTTTTTAATTCATCGTCAATTTCAGTACTGTCAACTAGAAATTCAAATCCTCGCCTTACATATTCAGTGTCATCATAATATCTGCTATCGATAATTGCCTTCTTAAAGACCAATAACCATGAAAAACGCCCAACCCCTTTACCACCTAATTCAGCTTTATATGTTGAATCTGATTCTGTAAATGATTTCATATTTGCATCATTAAATCCAATTCCATTATCTTTAATGATAAAACCAGTTATTTCTGGTAATAATCCAGGAACTATTGGTAAAGTAGGTTCACCATTTCGAACAATCTCAATCGTTATTTGGGCCTTATAATCTCCTATTGAAGTTCTTCTTTCTTCTATGGCATGAAAAGAATTCACTACCGCCTCATATAAAGGGAACAATGGTTGATTTTTAGGTAGCGGATAGTTCTTCACTCTCCCTTTAATATTCACAGAAAATCCCCTCATAATCCTTCCTCCTGTACCTTTATACTTAGAATAAGTATATGATATACAGAAAAAAATATCAAATCAATTTTTCCAAGTTACATAGTTTCTTTATATACATTATAAGAACATATGTTCTATTTGTAAAGAAAAAGAATATTATTGCTCACAACAATCAGAACTCCCCTATATGCTGCTCCCCATCTGGCGCCACATACATGGCACATTCCAGCGGATGTCCGGCCCGCGGCTCAAAGTAATAATCCTTACCACCAATTACATGCCAATTGGTAAGTGCATATCCATCCGTGTTAAAATAATACTTGTGATGGTTTATAATCTGCCAGCACTCCTTGTAATACTCTGTGGTGCTGTATGCATACCACCATCCATTACTATCATGGTGCCATCCTATCTCATACTCCGGCTGCTCCACCAGGGACCAGTCAGGACGTCCATAACCATCAATCCTGCTGTTATCCAAACTGTACTCCTTACAGCATACTGCTCCGCCATTGGTAACCACCTCACTGCCGTCACTGGTGTTGCCCTCAATGGTCCTAACCTTGGTCATGGTGACCTCATAGACAATACCTGTATGGCAGATGCGCTGGGAGTTTTTAAAAAATATCTGGTCACCTGGCTGAGGGTTGTCCTTGTGGTACTGTCCTCTGTCCTTATAATACTGGGCCGACGTAGGGGTATAGGCCGAAAAACCGCCTCCCAGGAGCTGCCTGGCCGCCACCTGTCCAAAGGCCTGGACGAAGCACCAGTCCACAAACATATCACACCACGGCTGCCCCTGAAGGGATGGATACAGGTCTCTGGCATACTTGGTGTAGTTGCTGCTGCCTGCATTAGCGGTCTTGCTGTCAAGCTGGCTGTTACTGCGTTTCTCCACGTATCCAATCTCCTGGTGAGCAATCGTTAGAACCTTATCTATTGATTTCATGTCGTACCTCCATTTCTTATCTCGTTAATCTGTGCCTGTAAATCCGCTATTACCATCCTGGTATCTTGTACATACTCCACCGCCACGTCCGGCTCCGGCCCCTCCGCAGTCACTGTGATGGTTGTCCGTCCTTTGTAGGTGGTAATGGCGTTTAGGGCGGATTGGGTATCGGCCGGAAGGGGTTCCCAGGTGGGTGACTTGCGCTCCGCTATTACATGCATTGGGTCTTCTGACAACAAGGCTTTAAGGGTATCCAAAGTGGCCGTGCTATTCAGAAATATCCTTAAATTTTTTGTAGTGTTGTAAGAGTTGGCAATGGTATTATCACGTCTCGCATTCCATACATTATCAGCTACATCCTCGCTTAATCTATCACATAAGAGAGCGGAACCAATTTTTATCAGACTGTCGAAGTCTGCTGTACCAAATGACTTAGAACCACTGGTGTTAAACTGATTCCAAGTCTCACTGCCATTGAGGATTAATGGTACTATCTTCCGCTCTATTCCCCACACACCATTCCTGCACATTATCCGGTCCCGCACATCCCCGATACCTCGTAACGGCTCCGTGAGGGTGATGGCTGCGGTCTTGGACTGGTAGGGTTCCCAGGGGAGGGCGGTGTCACCGATGTTTAACATGATTTTTAATGTGCAATCATATGTTGTATTGGGATATAGGCGTATAAAAATTCCATTGATTGGATTTTCGTCTGTTACTGTAAATGTAAGCTCATTTTCACTTGTACTTGCTATCGTTGATCTATGATTGGTGATACTAATAAGTTTCAGTAGTCCATTGTGTGTGCATGAAATAGTATATGTTCCTCTTAACCCGTAATCCTCCGAATTACCCCACTTACCGTATAAATACAAGTCATTATATTCACTATCTTTCGATATTCCTTTTATCAATACCATACCATCTTCAGTTAGTGAAGCTTTGCACCCTGTACCATTATTACTAATTTGAGGTATAAGAAGATTCGCCCCCGTCACCGTTACCGCCGTGACATCCGTACTCACAATCTCCTGTGGATATTCCGGGCTGGGGGATGGCCTGCCTCCGGTGTAGGGTTCCCAGGTTCCATCACCATCCTGATATAACATTGGATGATATGTACCTGGCGTTATGGTGCTTCCGGCACTTCCATACAAAAAACATTCAACACGCATATTTTCATTGTTAATCATCTCTTGGGTTATCTGCTTCGTGCTGTTCCCCTGCATTTCCGCTAATACTGTACTCCCATCCCATATACGTACATACAGTTTAGGCATGGTCAGTTCGCTTTTTAAAATCAGATTACCAGGCTTTAAATGATTTTTTAAATAATCTAGCTGGTAGCTTGCGCTAAAGGCTTCAGTCAATGCTCCTGTACCGGATATCTGGTAACCTCCATCCGCAGTATTGATAACGGCTCCTCCCGCACTCTTGCTTACCGCGCTTAAATCCAACAGCTGAGCCCCGGTCGTTACCACCTGCTCACTCTTACCGGCTATCTCCAGGCCGGGTATCGGCGCCTCCCATGCGTCGTCCACCGTGACATGCATGGTGTCTGCGGCCGAGCCGATAAGGGCATTGGCGTACTTAAGGTCGGTCTCACGCTTGTTGTAGCCTACAAATGTCTCCTTCTGGGACTCCACGTAAGCCTTATTATCTGCCAACGCCTGCGCCGATGCGGCGGCAGACTCAGCGGATGCCGTGGCAGAACCGGCAGCAGCAGTCTTGCTGGCTTGGGCGTCATTGGCATATCCCTGGGCAGTGCTTACCCTGCCCTCCATCTGCGCCACAAACTGTTCGTACCAAGACTGGTCTGGTTCCGGGATTCCGCCGCCAATGTCCAGGCCGTCATGGATGGTGTAGGATGCAGGGAGAGTTTTCCAGGTCACGCGCTCCCCTGCGCTGTTGGCGCCGGTCGCATATATCATCATCTGGATTGTCCCGGGTTCCTGAGTTGCCTGTGCCGGTATCTTCCAGCACATTCTGACATAGTTGTCCGATTTGGACACGTTGCAGGGTACGCCATCCCCACCCCCATACACCGTCTGGTAGTGGATGTACAGGTGCTGGGCGGTGAGGTCCAGGCCGTCATCGTACCGTGGCAGCTGGAAGCCCACGAACTGGGCGTTCTGCTCGCCCCTGACCGATATCTGGTCATTAAAATCCGCGATGCGCTTGTTGGTGACCGGGACATACTCCGGCTCCACGTATAGCGTATATGACGGGTAGTTATTATCCTTGGTCCAGGTCTCGTCACCGTCTGCATAAGCCTGTCTTGCCAGTATCTCATCTACCGTTGCCATGCCTGTCCGCTCCCCCTCTCCTGCTTAATTGTAATCAGATTGGTGGTAATCCTCTGGCCAATCTCACGCTGTCCAACCACTCCGATTTTAAATGTGTCATAGGCCGTGATTTCATCCGGCACAATGCAGGTGCCATCCTTAATCAGCCTGCCAACCTCCTGGGACTGTAGGTAAGGATAGAATGCCGCCACCCGGATAGTCCCGTCCCAGTCCTGCCCAAACTCAAATTCCGCTTGAAGGTAGCCCGATGTGCCTGCAATTATGTTGCTAAAATCACAGCCAGGAGCCCTTATCAGCTCCTGGCCGGATACTTTAAACCTTAATGTCCTCATAGTATAGCCTTTCTGCCGTTGCGATATCGCAGCTACTCCTTTTCGTCGCCTACGCCATTATTGTTACGGTCGTTTGGGCCGCCCACCCCGCTCTGGTGCTTACCCGGATGCGGCGTGTCTGTTGGTGCATCAAGAAGGTATGGGGTGGGCTGTTTTTCCCGCAGGTCTGGCCCTTCTGCCAGATATCCTCCGTTCCCTGGAATCTTCGCCGCATGTTTTCCTGTTAATTCTGCCATGATATATACCTCTCTTTCCTAACTTGGTTAATGGCTTACACCGTCTTGACCCTAACGGCTGGGAGACAGCGGACCATCTCCTTTTATCTCTGTTTGCTCTTTTCTGATTGTGTACCAAAATAAAACCCTACAATCATCGTAAAAATAGTCAAAAACTGTTCCCCGGTAATCTCACCGGCGCAAGTAAGGCCAATAAAGCCACCGGTCAGTGCCAGTGTCATAAGGCTTTTCACATCAATTAATTTTGCAAATTTTTCCCTCATTTTTTCTCACCTCACTTTATGTATTGAGCCATAACATAAATCAATCCGGTAGCAAGCGCACCAGCCATTGCCCCTATCATCGTGTTAAAGATGGTTCGTTTCATACTGCTCCACTGTTCTGCCGGTGCCGCCTCCAATTTTGCCAGCCTGTCCCCTTGCTTTCCCTGTACCTCAATCATAGTCTGCATGTTCAATGCCAGTTCCTTAACCGACAAAACCAATTCCTGTATGGTCTTACTCTGCTCTTCCTGTTCCTCCATGCGGTGTTTCAGGGATTTTATCTGCTGGTCGTGATTTTCCAGCTTTACTGCAATGTCCGTCTCGTTCATAATGGCACCTCCAATCTATATTATTTTTCCGCCATAATTTCCTGCTTCTGCGCTTCAGTAATCCATCCCTTGATTACGGCATTAGCCAAACCGAGCGCTGTCAGTTTCCCGGAAACATATAACCTTTTCAATCTCTCATACATTTTCTATCCCTCCAAACTTGCCACTACTAATGCATCAACAGTTGCATTCAACTCGGAAACATCCTTTTTAGTTTCGTCCAGTTCTGCCCGGACATCACCTGTTACCAGCTCGATAATTACCACCGTAGCAGTCACATCCTGATACTCGATAATAGCGTTGCCATCTGCGTCCACAGTCCCTGTATCAACTGACTCCCTGCCGACCACATAGCCTTTCTGCTTTTTACATCCAATCTGGTACTTGTACCCCTTCTTAATGTCCGTCTCTTCACCGGCGCTATCAAGAATGGTAATGGTCGTTACGTTCGCTGCCCCATCGGTTTCACTATCCACCTCCGACAATGTTCTATTTCCCAGAAGAGCAATAATCGTCAGTTTGCTTTTGTCTGCGTTCTCCCTGAGCCCTCCAGGAACAATTTCATAGATACTTTCATTGGCTAATTTAGCCTTTGCATAGTTAATCATAATATATTTTTTCTCCCTTCTATGCATAAAAATAAGACCTTGTAAAAGGTCAGTTAATAAAGTAATCTTGGTTTTAAATATTTAAAGTAGCAATTTAGCAGCGGCCAATGCAAAGGTGGCTTTAAATGGCGTCAAGAACATTAATGGTTTTACAGCCGTGTATTCTGACCGAACTGACCGGGCATTTCAGTTACAATATGACTCCGGCGAGATTGCATCAATCGCATTTAACAACACCGGTATCTGGTATGATTTTTATGACGGACAAAACTGGAAACAGGTTTGGAAGTTTAATAAGCCGACATAATTTATCAAAACACGATACTTCCCCTTACTTTAACCGCAGATTCCGGTATTGCTGTCCCTTCCAACGTCAGCAGTTTTATTGTCCCATCTGGCGATATTAATATCATGAGGAAGCGTCTTCCTGCAAAATCATATACATAGGCGCTGATATCCTGCTTTGGGGCATATTGGCTGGATATGGTTCCAATGACGGAGTTAGCGATAGCCGATGTATAGACATATACCAAGGCAGAATAAATGCATTGTCCATTACTATATTTCGCCACATTATGATATCCGCTGGCGATATTTTCCGGTGCTGTTGAAACACCTGTAATATTGGGAATATTATAGGTCCCGATAATATTTTTGTTCGCTAAATTGCTACTTAACTCATTTGCTACTTCCGTCAAATTAGCTCCGGCGGTCAACTGTGTTCCCATTCCAATCCGCTCAACCAGTGTATGAATATACGCCGCAGTCGGAATCTTGCTAGAATCGTTTACATCAATGCTGGTAAGCATACTTTTCAATAATGCGTTCTGATTCAAATTCATTGTCGTGGCAATAGCTTTAGACACCTTGCCTAAAATGGTTGCAATTGCTTCTCCAGTGATAATATTCGCCAAATTAACAGCCTGAGTGAATGTCGTATTGACATCAATTGCGCCATCACTTCCCACCTTAATACTGTTACTTCCTTTTACAATGCCGGGGGTAGATTGGGTAGCCCGTTTTGCACTCATCTTTCCACTGCTGTTAACGGTAGTTGTTGTGCCGTCTGGCATGACAATACCGGCCTTAGAAGCTGTTGCCAGCTCTGCGCTTTTGCAGAATAATTTGTAGTTCACGCCATCATCTGTAGGCGTAACACCCTTCACTGTTTTTAGCGTCATGTACGCATCACCCTGATAATGTACAAAGGTCAATTTTTCATATGTTGTACTGACGGAATAATTCCCACCGTCTGTCACTGCTATTTTTCCTAAATCTGCCATATTACGTCACCTCACTAATCAAATGTTTCTGCATCCCAGATAACCGTCCTATCCTTACCAATCTTTACAATCATACTGTCTCCCCACTTCCAATTTGAGAAATAAGATGCCCAGATGAATCTAATGACAGATAAAAATTATTTCCACCAATAGCTAACAGATGTCCATTCCCAATATCCACGTATACATTTGGATAAGTGATTGCGGCAACTTCTTGTGCGATTTCGGAATATTTTTTAGATTGGTCACAGTAATATTCTGCATTATCTGTCTCGCTTCCATCAAATTCAGCATCACCGATAGCATATCGCTTTGCATTTTTCTGGTACTGCAAGGCAAGGTCTCTAGCCGACTCAGCATCCAAAAGATATTGCAAAAACGTACTTTGGATAGACGCATCCAGCTTCGCCATGGTAACGGAACCGTCAACGATTTCAGCAGTAACTTTCCTGTTTACCATCTTCATTGTGATTGTTGCTGTATTTGAAAAGCTATACACAAACCTTGTCAAATCTACCCGTTTCTTAGTCCCGTCAGCCAAGGTGAGGATTAGGATATTGTCATCCGTTATGTCAAAATTCACAACTACACGCTCAATGTCCAAATCGTATGTATATACCGTACCGTTTAGCAGAGTAACCGTAATCACACCAGTTTTCGCATCAACCACAACGGATTTAACCATCAGATTTGCTTCCGCTTTTTCTAGTTTTTCAGTATCAAGGTGGATAATCCGGTTATCGGCTTCCTTGATTCCGTTTTCTACATGGAGAAGGTTTGTCCTGTTTATTGGCGTTTTCTGAATTGGAAGGTTCTGCCAATCCGTTATCTGGTAAAACGGTTTATATGCCATTACACATCTCCCTCTTTCTTTTCTTCTTCTATATATTCCTTTAATGGTTTTCCGGCTTCCAAGATGCTGGCAATCAGTGCTAGTTTCCGGGCTGCCGCAATTCCCTTGCATTCAAGGCTATCAATAAATCCAACAACTTTATCTATGTCTCTTTTACGGTACACTATCAGTTCTTCTCGTTTTTCCATGTCCATTCATCCTTCCTCAAATTTATATACTGAATTGCTCCCGCGAGAATTGCTATATAGTTTCCATATGGCAACGTATATATATCCTCTTTCTCGTAGTATCCAACCAACGCATAATCCAGATGTAATTCACGCAATACTGTTTTGACATCCTGTGCTATAAATCCTACGCCATGTATATCACAGTCTATCAGTTTATAAGCTACAGGTTGTAATCTGGAAACTATTTCATAACATTCCTCTGGGCTTATTTTTTGAATATTCTCCTTGCATCTTCCGTCTGAAATATACTGCCAATCCTTACCATACACCGTACCAGTACAATATATCCCTCTCGCATTAACACCGCCAAACGACCCCGTGCCAGCCTCTATTTCTCCATTGCACTCAATCCCTTTCTCAGCATAAATGATTCCTGTTGAGTTAAATGCCGCGGCCCTTATTACAGCGTCTGAAGCTTCAACAATGCCAGATGAATTAACCTTAAATTTCCCGTTACCAATATCGATATTGCCGCCAATAAAAGAGGCACCTCTAATATTTCCCGAAAAAACAGAATCACCACTTTCATCAACCGTAAAATTTTTTGCAGTAATGATAAAATTCCCTGTGGTCAATTCTATCCTATGGCCTGTTATTTTTAATTCTGAATTCAGCTCACTTGTAACTTCACCCCTGGAAACCTTCTCGCTAACGCGCAGAGCTATTTCATTTGCTTTTACCGACAAAGAGGATTCAGCTTCCTGCGCTCGCTTAACCTCAGCAGCAATTTCATTGGATGTCACTTTAAATTGAGCTTCAGCATATTCTTTTAAATCCGTTACTTTGACAGACACTTCCTCGACTGATTTTTTAATTACAGCTGCTTTTCCCTCTAGCTGGACAATCTCTGAACGTATGCCTGTATTCTCTTCCAACTCAAGGCTTCCGCGAGCCTCATAGGTATCCATCATTCCCTGGATGCCTTTTAATGTCCGCTTTAGGCAATAGGTTTCAATTACATCATCTGTTGTATAACAGATAATGCCATCTCCCACCTCAACCCACGGAAGCGCCGGGCCCACTATTTTGCACGGCTTGTACAACCGCCCACTTATCTGGTCATAGATAACATCCGCAATTCTGTCTAATTCTTCGCTTGATTTTCCATATGCCAGAAAATTCCCTTGAACCACATAGCAATTTGTACCTTCCTCATGTGACCAACCGCCAATATCGCCCTCTTCCTGACGTATTTGGACTTTATCAATTGGCCTCACTGTATAATCTTCATAACTGGTTTCTGACTGTTTATAAAAAGATAGTGTCTCCCCTTGTGACATCTGGGAGGGGAATAAATTATCGTCAGGAAATAAATCTTCGGAAGGAAACAGACTTGCATTTTCTAGCGAAACATATTTCACTCGCCCAGTCTTATCTATCTGCCCGAAGCATCCATTAATTTCGCAAATGGCCTGCAACACTTTTAATCCGCTCAATTGCTCCGGCTTGATTGTCTTTGAAATCAGCATATTATCAAGTGGGAGCGACGTGTCAACCTGCTCTATTCCGATATGACCGCACAATGAATCCCGGAGAGATTTCAGCGTCATTGGGAAATTCAGGCCCTGATACCAGGCAGTAACGTCCGTTTGAAATCTTCTCATTCGATTGTAAGCGGTGATTTTCTTTTTTCTGCGGTCAGATTCCAACCTCACAAAACTTTCTACCCGATAAATCCCCATGGCCATTTCGTATCCACCAACTTCAATGGTGAAGATAAATTCTTTTCCGGAAAGGTCAATCAATACATCTGCCACAGTGATTTCAAACTGCGCCGCATTACACTCTCCAAATTTCAAATCATCGCTTTCACATAGGCTCTCAGTGATTGTCAATGCTTCGGTAAGCACCTGCTTATTGTCTATCACATAACACGGCTCTTGGTCTATCGGAAGCAACTCGCCAGAAGGAGACAGGGGAACATCTTTGTTGTAGAAATACAATTTCAAATGTCTCCGTGTATCATTTGTTGTATTGTCAGACTTAAATAAACTCTTTATGCTCTCCGGAATATCCAGCATCTATTATCACCACCTAATATTCTGTAAATGTTACCTTAATTGGCTTGTACAAAATCTCATTTTTCTCTTCATCAACCATATAAAATTCGTATGGCACATCAGCAATATAAAACGCCCCCGAAGCATACGAGGACGTATTAGGATTCCAATATTCAACTTGACATTTCACCCTGTTGTCATGCGGCAAGAAGGAATTAAGTATTTCCGCATCTTTCAAATACAAGGCAGTTGTTGTGAATTCGATTGAGGTAGCCGTGTGTGGAAGCGCAGTCCGATGCAATACTCCATCCGCATCTCGATATGGGTCTAAATCCATTATCTGGTCTGGAGTGATTTTTAGGGATTCAGCCGCAATAAGTCTGGTGGGGAACGTCTTTCCATTTATTTTTAACAGCCATCCTTCAAAAGCCATAATCATCCCCTCTTAGCAAACAAAAACACCCAGGATTACCCAGGTGTTATCATTTTCTATCACTATAGATTTTATCACTTTTAAACTTATGAAACTTATTTAATATGACATTCTTCTAAACAATACCATTTTAACATATCCAGGGTGGCATTTGTGGCAAAGATAAAAATAATTTAGCAATAAGGGTTGATTTGCGGTCAGAATCTCGGATCTGTACCCTATGTTCTGACCGTTACAGAGGAAAACAAAATAACCAATACTTAATCATTTTAATCTACCACGTTATTGTACATCATATCACCGTACCCTGTAATTAAATACAGATGTACATATTGACAAATGTTGCTATAATGATATAGGAGGGATGATGTTATGAGTGAACCTTTTGACTATGGACATTTTGATATTGTCCTTGCCGATTATTTAAGGGTAAACGGAATTAGTAAAAATCAACTTTCAGACAGAGCAAATTTACAACGGACGCAGTTGAATTCATACTGCAAGAACAACATTAAGAGACCTGACCTTGATGTTCTTGCCCGTATCTGCTATGCACTGAACTGTGATTTGTCGGATATAATCCGCTATGTCCACCCGCAAGATAGAAAAGGAGAGTACAACAATGGCTGAAACAAAAGTGATTGTTATTCCCGATGGAAAGATTTGCGATTATATCGACGGAAAGTTCAGAAATGATACCCCAGAAGAATATGTTCGTCAGACAATAGAAAAGCGCCTTGTGAACGAACACAAATATCTCACGTCACAGATTAAGATTGAGTTCACTCTTCAAGTCGGCTCAAGAAAACCTCGGGCAGACATTGTAATCTGGGACAAAGATGCTCTGGAGCAAACACAGGGCACAATTAAGATTATTATTGAGTGCAAAAAGGAAACCGTCGATGCCAGAAATGCCAAGGATGGGATAGCACAGTTGCAGTCCTATATGTCTGTATGCCCGAACTGCGAATGGGGGATGTGGACAAATAGCATTCAAAAGTTTGTCTTCCGTAAATATACAGATGAGGCTGGGAATATTTGCTTTATGGAATACAACGATATTCCTGCTGCGGATGGCAATTTGGATGAGGTAAACAGACCCAGCCGGAAAAATCTGCGTAATGCCTCTGATGATAACCTGCTGTTTGTGTTCAAAACCTGTCATAATCACATTTATGTGAATGATGGTATGCAGAAACAACCTGCATTTTTTGAGTTGCTAAAAGTCATTTTTTGCAAGATTGAGGACGAGCGAAATATACCAAAGCCTCTGGAATTTTTCACAACGTCTGAGGAACGCTCAAATCCCGATGGGCAATTGACTGTACAGAAACGCATCTCCCAAATCTTTCAGCGTGTAAAGAAGCGTCATGGTAAGATTTTTGACGCAAATGATGAAATCAAGCTGACGCCTCGCAGCTTAGCATATATTGTCAGTGAATTGCAGCGGTACAGCCTGCTCAGCACGAATATTGACATCAAGGGGAAAGCCTATGAAGAAATTGTAGGAGCAAATCTCCGCGGCGACAGGGGCGAGTTTTTTACGCCCAGAAATGTTATGAAGATGGTCGTGGAGATGATAAATCCTCGTATTGACGAGAGGGTTCTGGATAGCTCCTGCGGTACTGGCGGTTTTCTTGTGCAGGCAATGACACATGTTATTGCCCAGCTTGAAGCGGAGTTTTCTGCCAGCATGGGAATTCCTAAAAAAGATTGGGACGGCGACACCGTAAAAGTATTTCAAGATCGGATTTCCGAGATGGCTTCGACCAGCTTCTTTGGTTTTGATATTAATCCTGATTTAGTCAAGGCAACCAAGATGAACATGGTCATGAACAATGATGGTAGCGGAAATATCCTGCAAACAAATTCCCTCCTGCCGCCACACGAATGGACAGATGAGTTCAAGACACGGCTTGCGGAGGCGCTACATATCAAGAAGTCAGAAATTCGCAACTATGAAAGTATTGCGTTCTTTGATGTAATTGTAACAAATCCCCCATTCGGCAGCAAAATTCCCATCAAAGACAAAAATATCCTTGAACAGTTTGAACTTGCCCACATTTGGGAAAATGACAAGAAAACCGGCACTTGGAGGATGACAGAGCGTTTACAATCATCTGTTCCGCCTGAAATTCTGTTTATTGAGAGATGCACACAGTTTCTCATTCCAGGTGGGCGCATGGGAATTGTTTTGCCGGACTCCATCCTTGGATCGCCGGGACTTGGGTACATTCGTGAATGGCTGATTCAGAATCATAGAATTATTGCCAGCATTGATCTTCATGTAGATACTTTCCAGCCTCGCAATGGCACTCAAACATCGGTATTGTTTCTTCAAAAGAAAACAGCGAAACAGAAAGCCAGAGAAGAGGTTACAGGCCAAATGGCTGACTATAACATCTTTATGGCAATGGTTGAAAGGGTAGGTCATGATAAGAGAGGCAATCCTATTTTTAAGCGTGATGTAGAAGGTAATGAAATCCTTGCCCCAGAAACGGACACCATCATGGTTCTCGGTGAGACTGGGGAGGGTGACCGTACCGTATCCCATGAACGCAAGAATAAAGTTCCTGATGATCAGACTACTGATGTACCGGCAATCTTTGATGATTGGAAGCGAAGGGAGGGTATCGCATGGTAGCAGGCAATTTAGCCCGCAAAATGAATACCGCACCTGAACCAGAAGTCCACATTTCTGAAAGTCCTATAAAGTGGTGTTCGGTTTCCCTCTCCGACATGATTTCCCGTGGAAAGCGGCTGGAGGCCAGTGTGTTTGATGTGGAGGCAAAACAGGCGAGGGAAAGCGTTTACAAAGGAAAATATGGAACTGTTATCCTTTATGGCGATAACGGTTTAATTGAAACGGCCTATTATCCTGGCTGGATGCAACGAAGCCGACTCAAGCGGATATGGTGTGATAAGCCGTATGGAGAAGGGTTTTATCTTCCTTCACAGATGACTGATCTCTATCCTGTTCCAGAAAAGCATATATCTCGATTGGCAGATTGCGATATGGACGAACTGCGCCTAAAGGAAAACACATTATTGCTGACGCGTAGCGGTACAATAGGCAATATCTCATATGTGTCAAAAACCTTGGCCGGTTGTGTTTTTTCTGATGATGTAATTCGTGTTGCTTTCAAAAAAGAGTATGACTTGGGATATGTTTATACCTATCTCAAGTCAAAAGTGGGCAGTTTAATCTTGCAAACAAATGGCTACGGTTCAGTAATTACCCATGTTGAACCGGACCACTTAGCAGAAATTCCGGTTCCCAATGCTCCTGTGGGATTGCGGCAGCATATCCATAATCTGATTGCACGCTCCTATGCTTTGCGGGACGAGTCCAATGGAATGATTGATAAGGCTACAAGTCTGATGACAGCAGAACTTCACCTGCCAGCTATACATGACTTTCAAAAGATAGCCGCTCCCGTGAGCACATTCGATGTAAAACTAAGCAATATGAATTTGCGCCTTGATGCCTCTTACCATGTTCCAGTGGCAGATGCGATTGTCACCCACCTCAAAGAAAACGCAGCCGAAGTAACAAAAGTAGGTGACAGTCGAATAAGCAAGGCGGTCATTCTGCCGGGCCGATTTGCTCGTGTTTATGTGGATGAAGGATACGGCAGAGTCCTTATCGGCGGGAAGCAATTGGGGGAACTCGACCCTTCTGGAAAAAAATACATTTCCAACACAAAGCATGATAAGATTCTTAGCAAGCTCGAAGTTCATGAGAACACAACCCTGATAACTCGCAGCGGTACTATTGGTAAAATAGCATTCGTACCAAAGCATTGGGAACACTGGATTCCTTCTGACCATATCATTCGTGTTGTCCCTGCCAATGAGGATGTTGCTGGATACCTTTATATTTTTCTGACATCTGACTATGGCCGCACATTGATTACCCGCTATACATATGGCTCTGTTGTTGATGAAATTGATGATAACCATGTGCGTCAAATTGCTATTCCTTTGTTAAAGGATCATGCATCACAGAAACGAATCAACGATTTAGCTTTGGAGGCAAATCAAAAAAGATATGAGGCGTATTGTTTAGAACAAGAAGCACTCAGACTTATGAATGAAAAAGTCATTTTTGCAAAGTGACATTGAATTTAACAATTATATAGTGACCAAGCCAAAGGCGATCAGCCGTAAAAAGTTGGTCGCTTTTGTTTTGCTAATTAAATCTTTGTTGGCTTACAGATGTTAATTTGAATTTATTCGATTTTGTAGCATAAACTCTCCGTATACTCTGAAATATCACAAGAGGGTGCCATAATCGGCACCCTTGAATATTTAATATTAGAATATCTTTGCTCCAATAAACTCCAAATTATTTAGGCTGTAGCTGTATTTTCCCTCCAAGAACCACTTCCATCGTGCAACCATCTTCGAGTCGTACATTCGCATATGTTATCTCGCCAGGCTTGATTCTCTCATTAACAATATCACCATAATCCTTCCCCGGACTGCATACATGGACATTGCCCTGTTCAATTCCGACAATATCATATTTTCCTGCCGGAATATCTTCCCCTACCACATACCTCCCAGTTGTCAATTGAATTGGCTCTGTATTCTCATTATTCTTATCTATTAGTTCAATATTTTCTTCCGTATTATTTGTTATCAATGAACTACTTTTTGAATCCGAGAGTAAATCCTCTATATGTAATATTGTTGCTTTAACATCAGCATTACCTTGAGCCATCAATGCCTCTGCTACAAGAAACCCAAGTTCTCCTATTTCGTGACCTTTCGTTCCATCTTCATAGTGCGTATAAAAATACCCTATTGCTAAAAGAAATTTATTAAATTCATCACTATCGTTCCATGTATATACTGTTAAATCTTCTACATATGGCAATGACTCTACTAAACTATTATAATATATTTGCTTTTCTATGTCCGTATTTCCGAGATTCTTTGCAGAGTCAATTATATTCTGTTTGAATTGTTCGGAAATATCATCGGAAGCTGAATTTGAGTAGAGACTCTCTACTGAATTAGAATTATCCACCACCTGAATGTAAGTATCCTTTCTGTCACACCGTATAACTGGCATATCAACTTTATCAGAATAGCCAGTATATACACCAAACACTCTTACTTCCTGTCCAACGCAATCATCAATATCTTCAGAAATATCACCTGTAACACATACTGGAACAATCCAATTATTCCCTTCCAAATCAACTACCGATAATGATACTATATTATCAACAATTAATTTCTCTTTTACGGCCCCATCAATATATACTTTTGTGTTCCCTAATCCATTATCGGATGCGTAAGAATTGTACTTGCTAAAATCAGCTTTTTCAAACCCATTTATTATATTGTCATTAATTGTTGTTTCTTGAACCGAAATTATAGAAGCCTTATGATACTCGTCATTACCAGCTTGCTTTTGTGAACATCCTAATAAAACAATGCAAGACAACAAAAATAAAAAATATTTTCTTAACATAAAAACTCTCATTCCTTTCGCTTCGCTTAGGCACAAAACAGTTATGAAATAGCAAGTTTGTGCTTCCACTATT